TTGATAGTGCGTAAATAAAAAATCCTTGATCGTCATGTGCAACTATCGAAACAGGGGAAGTTACTTGTATGGATTCAAAGTAGAATGAATCATTTTCACTTTTAATTGCATCTTCTTCAAGGTTTTCTAGCACTCTAGCAACTTTTGAAAGTGCATCAATGCAATGCAATTGATTTCTGCTTTTTACGTTGATTTGAACGTTTAAATGTTTGTCACGAGTGCCATCAAAGTAGACGGTTTCTTCACCGCCCGGCATAGCCATGACACTGAGGGAATCGTCTGCCTCTAATATTCCGACGTTGGACCAAGCGAACAAATCAAGCGTATTGATATAATCATTTAACCGCCATATAAAATCTAACTCTTTCGGGGTCATAATTTCATCGCCCTTCCTGCAACTCTAGACCAAGAGCGACCATGAATTGCTTTTGCTTTTAAATCCCAACGAGCTGTAGTTCCAGGTGTGGTGTATCGGCTTGCAGGTTCATAAAAACGTCTACGTGCATATGGAACATTGTAATAAATACTTTTACCGTCAATTGCTACAGTTGATTGATTGCGCAAATCCCCACTTAACATCGGAACATACGTGTTCATATCCGCATGTATTTGATTCGCCAAGGCATATTGAGCTTTACCGGTCGCTTTTTGGATTTTTGGCGGTATTCTTTTCACGTCAACGTCAACTTTTACCCTCACGCTCATTAAATCACTTCCAATTCCCAGTGACGTATTTCGTTTTTGTGCGGATAATAGCAATCGATAACCTTTTTGATGATGTATTCTTTACCGTTAAACGTTATTTTTGATTCTTCTACGAACTTTTCAGGCAAATTAGTGCTATGGGTCGCATCGACAAAGATAACAGCATTAGCGACTATTTTTGTATGGGTAGTATCACGACTAAATACGGTTGAATCATCAAAACGAACATTTTCAATCGTAATCGGTTCATCGTAACGTGGATTTCCATATGAATCATTCCCCGGAAGTCTTTCTTGATAGATAATGTCGTGGATCAGCCATCTTTTCGGTAAGGGTCTTATCCTCATGACCTCACCGCCACTCCACGATAGAGTAAACCAGTGTGACGTAAATACATGAATACATCATCGCTAATTAGTTTGTTTCTTTGTTCCTCTTGTGACGAATTACGGTTACTTGTCGAAACCGTTGTTCTACCGATTGTTACCGTTTGCGCTTCGTTTAATTCATGACTGCTAGTCGCTCCCATGTCGTGAAAATACTGAATTTGTGCCGCAACTGCTTTTTTGAACTGTTCACGTCTGAAAGGTACGTCACTATCCATGTCGTTAAATTTATAAAAAGAGCGAGTAACGCTATCTACAACGTCACTCGCCCTTTTTAATAGTTTTTCAAACTCGGATTGCTCCATTTCTTCAAAGCCTAAATCAATATATTCTTCATAGGTTAAATAAGGCATTTAATCACCTTCTAACAGTTCAATCAGTTCCTTTTTCGTTGCGTTTTTCTTGTACTCGACCCCTTTTTCGTCAAGCTTCTGTTTTAACTCATTAACCGTTAAATCGCTGTAACTTTCTTTTGATTGTGGTGTGAAAGTCATAGTTTCCGTTTGATTTTGTGGCATCGAACCATACTTACGCACAATTTGAACAACCTCGCCTGCTTTCACGGAATGAGTTGTAAATCCAAAATGGTTTCCGTCTGCTGGACGATAATGTTTAACTCGACCATCATCATCACATTGAACAAGTGTTCCTGCAGGTAAATCTTCGGATGCTTCTACCTTCCACACTGGGTTATTCTTAATTGTTACATTTACAAAACTGTCTTTTTCCAAGTCAGATGTTGAAACCAAGTCCGGAATCCAACCCTTTTTGGATAAAATCAAATATACAGTTTCCCAACCTTCTTCTGGGTCACCTTCAGTGTTAATTCCTCCCAAGCCAATCAAACGATTGGCTGGGATATCTTGCGTTACCTTAGCTTTAAAAGTAGTCATTATCCTTCAACACCTCCGCCACCACCACCAGAAAACGTTACCTTAGCCACTGCCACTTTGTTGTCGTCAAGGATGAATTCTCCTGCTTTACCTGCACCTTGTAACGCTACACCGTCAAAATCTTCTGATTCGATTGTGCGGGCTGTGTTAATTCCAGTGAACGCTTTACCAATTCCTGTAATATATGTGTAAGCTACTTCGTTTTCTTGAAGCATTGCATCAGGAATTTTTTCGATAGCAAAATCTTTAAATGTGAGAATATTGTTGCTATCAATGTTTGCGGATGAATTTTTAGCACTAGTTGTTAACGGATGATCAATGATAGCGTTATACAACTTAGCGTTTACTTTAGCTACTTTTGTTCCGATTGCTTCGATGTTTGTGTAATATTCATCTAATGCGTTAAACAATGCTAGTACAGAGTCTTCTTCATAGTTTTCAAGCGTTTCTTCATGTTCTGCGACACTAGAGATAAACTCACTATGCTTTGCGTTAAACTGTTTAATTTTAGCTTGCGCTTGTAAGTCTAAACGGTCAGCAATCGCCGCCTGCATATCATTATTTACTGTGTGACGGTCAATTCCTTCGTGATATACCCATTCCCAAGTATAAGGAACTGGTGTGTCAGTGTAGATAATCTCAGTACGAGGTCCAAAGCGAGAACTACTTCCTGTACCTGTTCCAAACGCTACGTTTTCTCCTTTGTTGTACGCAGTTCCTACAACAACCGGAATATCAGATGTTTTTACATAAAACGCTGTTTCGTTGTGCTGAACCCCGTCTAATGCTTCGATTTCGCCACCGAAGAAATCACGGAAATACGCTCGTGTGCGGAATACAGCTTGTAATAACTGCTTAAACTCCTTTTGATAACTACGTGCTGGTAAATTTTGATTTGCTGTCATAATCATCAATCTCCTTTAATTATATTTTGCTAACTTAGCGGCGAACGGATCGTTGCTTGAGTTTCCGTTCGTTTGATGTTGTCCTGTTGTAAAGTTTGGTTTCTGTTCTTCCTCATCTTGTGCAAATTGAGGATACTTCTCGATAACTTGCTTAATAGCATCATCAATAGTTGTTTCGTCATTTACTAAACGTTCAGCTAGTGCGATCACATCTTCGACTGATTCAGCTTTTACGCCGACTTTCATTGCGCTTATTTGCGCTTTTAGATTAGCGTTTTCGCTAGCAAGAGTTTCGTTATTTGTCTGCAATTCTTGAAGCTTTTCTTGTTGCTTCTCTTGCTCTGTTTTCTGCGATTCTTGCCATTCACGAAACTTTTGAAGGCCTTCTTTTGCATTGTCGAAATCGTCAATACCTAGCTCTTTTAAAAGTTTCTCTTGTGCCTTTTTAGCTTCACGAGCCACGATATTATTGACGTCCTCTTGTCTAAATGTTTTCTCCTCTGATTGTTTTTGGGAATCAGTACCCGTTTCATTCGTTTGTTCTTGCTCTCCAGGTTCATTTGTTGGTGCCTGGTCACCACCTTCGCCATCTTCGGCAAAAAATTGTAAATTTAGTGGTAAAAATCTATTTTTAAGCATGTAAAACCCTCCATTACGGATAATTTCCTCTTGTTTTATTTAACGTCCACTACAAGTAAACGGACAAAATAAAAAGCCACCTCACAAAGATGACTTTTCTAAATATTTTAATTCTGCTTGTTTTCTTGCTTCTTTAGCTTCTTCAAATGTGTCAAATCTTTTAAATAATACCTTTTTACCTTTATACATCATTTGTGCTAAATATTTATTTCTGATCTTATCATAAGAAACACCTTTTACACCTGTTTTGTTATTTTTAGGGGTTCTTGTATTTGCTTGTTGTTCGTATGGATCAGCCCATCTACAATTAGAAGGTTCGTAATCACCATTAACATCTATTCTATCGATAGTATGCTTAGGACTAGGCTTATTTCCCATATCTTCAAGAAAATTATCAAAGTCCATCCACCTATCACAAATCTTTATTCCTCTACCACCGTAATCATGATATCTTTTATCGTTTGGATTCAGACATCTCTGTTTCATTTGGTGCCATGAATTGTATTCTGTAGAAGAACCTTTTAACGTATTATGACCGTGCTTAGTTGCTATTTCGCGTTGTAAGCAACCACATGACTTGGATTGACCTTTCACTAAAACTCTAGTGATGATTGTATTGGTATTTCCACATTCGCACTTACAGTACCAAGCCACTCTATTGTCTTTATTTTCACCTCTGCGAATAACAGTCCATCTTCCAAATTTTTTTCCTGTTAAATCTAAACCTCTAACAGTCATTTTGATTACCTCCCACAGTAATCCCCATTTATTTTTTATAGGCAGGGAAGTGGGTGCTTCCTTTTCGCTCCGTCGAGCTAGCCTATATCTATATTATACCACTTCACGAGTATATTTGCTCTCTTGCATAGTCTCGTGTTCTATCTGTTTCGAGGATGAATTCTCTCATTCTAGCTTGACGATTTCTTACTAATTTTTTCTTGGCTTGAATGGTTTCCTCATCACCAATGATTTCTGCTAGTTTAAGCTCTCTTTTCGCTTGTCTAATTCGCCGCTCGTGATAACGCTGTTTTTGTCTTTCTGCTCGATTCTTCGACATTTCACTTTCAGAAAACTTAGGTTGATTATTTTCATTTACACCAGGAATAAAAGGTATGAATTGATGTCTGCATGAAATCCCTCTTAAGCCAGCGGGCGTTCCGTATCCATAATCATAAATAGATTCGAAATCAGGATCATGTTTTTTTGTAGTGAGTACCTTTCCTTGTGCATGAGAACATATCTCTCTAGGGTCGGGAAGGGAAGTTACTAAAACAGTATGAACACCGTACTCATCCATCCTACTCATTCTAAGCTCGTTGTATGTTCGATTTACCGTGCTTCTGATTACAGTTCTCGCGTAGTTTTCAAGCGACCAAACATGCCCACCTCTGTCAATAAATGCTGTTTCTATCCCTTTCCTTGACCATTCAATGACCGTTTCTGCAATGGCTTTGTTTGTCGTTTTAAGCCCAGCAAGTACTTTACCAGTCGTTTCTTCAACAATACGTCGATACATTCTTGTGACAGTACCTTCTCCGTAATTTGTTGTTATAAGCGTTTGATTCACAAAATTGTCCAACTCTCGAAACGTTTGATTCACGTAAGATTCCAAAATTGCGTCGATTTGAGATGGTTTCGGTAAAGGAGGATAAATACCCTTTAATTCCTCATCAACGCTTTCTATCGTCTGAATTCCTGCGTTTTTGATAGCTTTTCGAATCTCTTTTTCTGCTTTTCCAGTAGCTTTTGAAAGTGCTTTGATTGTGTCTTCGTTAACTAATCGCAATTGATTCAACTTGTCTACTTGCCACTCGAAAACTGTATCTTGTGTTACATCTTCTTTCGTAACTAAACGTTTAGCGATCATCTCAAATATTTCTTCTTCTAGCGCTTGGTAAACGTGCACGACTGGTTGAGTAAACATATTAAGTTGCGATGGTGTTATTTTCGGCTTTTTGGGTTTCATTCTTGATCACCAAATAATACGGATTCAGCTTGCAACTCTTGTAAATCTGGAGCGCCCATTCGCTGTTCTTCGGTGATTTCTTGCAGTATTTCCTGCGCCTCTTCCTCGGTTACTCCTAACACCTTCATGATCGCTCGTTTTCGTGAAATTAATTCAGCATTTACGAGTTTAATATTCTTATCAATCTCTGCGTTTTTATCTTCTGCGACTGAATCGTCAAAGGCTATGCTAATTTCTAAATCTTCTTTCGCTGTGTGTAATCCGTAAAGTTCAGCAAGCGCTAAGATAGATTCAATTAATTCAATCAATCCAGCTTCAATGATAATTTCATGTGATTGCTTACTCTTAAATGTCTTACTATTCTCTGAAACTACCTCAGTCGCGGTTTTAACGCTCTGACCATCAAAAGTAAACGTACCACTTGAGAATCCCGTCTGCATAGCGAATATATTTAACATTGCGTTTATAGCTGCGATATGTTCTTCGACACGTAATTCAACCTTCACATCATGGATAGTGGTTTCATCCATGTCTCCTGGATATCCCTGATAAACCTCATCGCTTGGGTCAAAATAACGATGTGGTCTACCATCTTGGTCATACACCACTTTTACCATGCTGTCTGGTACGAATATTCTCTTTTTCCCTAGTCTGAATTCACGATGTAATGAATCGAATGCAGTGTCTATTGCTTTCATGATGGATAGTGCATTAGCGTATAAACTAATACCTAACGGCGATTGTGTGTCGAAATTGTTCGCTGTATTTGGTTTAAAATACACGAATAACGGTTTTTCCAACTTCGGAAAACCGACTACTGCATCTAAATTTGGGTAAAGTGTATCTAACGGCGCTGGTCTACCTAAATCATTTGCATTTTCCGATTCGTAAAGTTCGTTTTTAACCGTATAAACGCCATTTTCCCATACGTGCCACTCTAGTAGTGTGTAATACTTCTTTCCTTTTCGTGTTTCGTTGATAAATACACCTTCTGTTATGCGATCGTTCTCCCACGAGATTGGGATAAAACAATCAGCAGTAACGAACGATATTTTTATTTGCCCATCTTGAACATATGGCTTCATGACCATACCACCGTGAGCAAACATATACTCAAGATAATCTTGAAACTTCTTGTTGAATTTATTGCTTTTGAACACATCAAATATAAACTTCGCTGTTTCGTTTTCGTTATCACCAATTGAAATCTCGCATTTTTCGTTAAACACAAGCGAAGCCATTTCTTGTGCGCTCGTTTTCGCCATGTTTAACGTGTCCATGCGACGACTTTTGGTACCTTCGATGGTGTGATAGGTTATGTCGTGCCAATCGGGATAATATCCACGATATAAGGATTTCCATTGCTCGATTAAGTCGTACGCTTCATCGTTTATTGCAATGTCCTCTAGTTCGTCCAGCTCCTTGACGTATTTCAGTATTCCCAACTTGTACAAACCCCCTTTCAGCAGGTTTATCATCTTTTTAAACATTGCATCACCTACTTTCATGCATAAGAAAAAGCCACTCTGTTGAGTGACTTAGAATAATTTCATTTGAACTGTATTTTCTTTCATTTTGTAACCCATCCAGTCCAATATTTTTTCTTCACGTTTTCTATTGTAAAAAGTTTGTTTTGGATACCATTCTTCCATAAAACTTTGTCTTTTCGATGAGTTGCAACTTCTACATGCAGGAATAACATTTGTTTTAGTGTGACTACCCCGTTTTGTTAGAGGAATAACATGATCTTGTTCAATATTTTCTTTACTTCCGCAATAAGCGCACTCATGGTTGAAGTGTTTTAATGATTGCATCCAGCACTTTTTCGTTAAATCATTTATCGGAGCATTCGCCTGTAAACTCCTTCTATTCGCTGAATAAATCCTATGCCTAATTCGAAAAGTTTCGGTTTCCCTCCAATGCTTTAAGCAATAACCATTACTTCTCGCTTTGTTTTCGCATTCTTTAACTTTGCATGGTCTATTTTTTAATAGTTTGACCGTATGAGGAGAACCGTATTTTTTCCATCTTGCATAATGCATTTGGCAATATCCCCTTGCTTCAAGCGGTTTGTTGCACCCCTTAATAGAGCAAGTGGTTGGTCTTTCATAAAGTGGATCACCATACTTTTCCCATCTGTAATGATGATACTTGCAAAAACCTTTCGCATAGTGTTTTCGTTTACAACTATCAATCTTACAACTTCCATCAGTATGTTTTGATTGAATTTGCCTTACCTCTAACGGGTTGCCATATCTTTTGTACCTGTAATAATGAGTCCTACAAAATCCTTTGGCAACATGCTTGTTCTTACACCCTTCAATTTCACAAAGTTTTATGTTATCATTCACTTACAATCAACTCCTATTCAGTTGGTTGTCACGCTCCTGGATGTTGCAGCATCGCAGGGGCATTTCTTATATATTATACCATACAAACGTTGTTACATCAGTGTTTAAGGCCTAGTTTCCTTAGGTTATCATTAACGTAATATTGAAATTGGTCTGGATGGTGGTCTGATTCCTTAACCACCTTAGGGTCATCGCTTTTTATTGTTTTTTCATCCCAAACATACCGCTTGTGTTCATCTAAGAATATATCATTATTACTATTGTTAAGTACGAAAAACCTTTTTCGTACCAACAAATCAATAACATTGTCAATCATATCGACTTTTTTCTTCTTTTTAACGGGATGTAACCTAATACCGTAGTCTTTGTATATTTGATTTCGTGTTGCTGAATCCGCTGAGTCTATTGTCATCTTGTCAATATTCACATTGAATCTTTCACGAACACTCTTTGTGAAATCTACAATATCTTTAGCAAAGTCGCTAGGAGCCTTCTTATTTGCTTGCCTTGAGGGGTCATAATAATAGGTGTCCAGCAAAATGACATTGCCGCGTTTTGTTAATCCATACGCCCCCATAGCTGTTGCTGATATCGAATATCCTGTATCAATAGATATGTCGGCTAAGATTAAACTGTCGTCAGCTGGTATTTCGTTTATAACTTGGAAATGTTCCATATTATAAACTTCCGTCCCCAATCCCACAGGTTCCCCAAGATAAAGATACCTATAATAGTCATAATCGTTTTTCTTAACTCTGTTAATGTCTGCTAACATCTGATCCGTTACAAACCCGAGCACATCGTCTTTGTAACTCGACTCATGAACCAAGTAATCTTTTTCTTTTTTCATTTTTTCAGACCAGATATTTATCCATGAATAACTGTTCCTCGGCGGGTTATACGACCAAAAGAAGTAAACGAATG